CCATGAGGATCACGCTGCCCATGCTGGCTGCCAGTCCGTTTACAGTCGCTGTGATCTCCACACCGCGTGCCGACATTTCTCGAAGCGCGTTGAAAATCCGCTGCCCTTCAAACACTGATCCGCCTGGTGTGTTGATCTCGATCTCGATGCCATCGATCGCGTCGTCTGCTTTGCACACGATCTCGCCGATGCACATCTGTGCTGCGACAGCTCGGCTGCCATAAAGTTTGTCGAGCTTGTCGATGAGGTCGTCGGCAGAATCTTTGGTCACGCCGCTGTTGAGTTTGACCTTGCCAAGTCGGTTGTTGATTTCGATTTTCATGATAAATTGTTTGAAGATTGATCGCCATTGTGTGCCATCTCGTTTGGGGTCAGCATCGACATTTCGCGATCCTCGATCTCTACGCCGTAAAGTAGTTCTGCATTGCGAGCTGCAAGTTTCCGCAAAGCAACCTCCTGCGCGCGCTCGGTGTAGTGGGCTTCTAGGGTCTTACCGCGCATGCTGACAATGTCGCGCATGTTTGCTGCACCCATCTTCCAGAGCTGCTCTAGCTCCTTGGTGATCCGACCGTCGTCGATCGTGAGCTTCGGCGGGGTCGAGAACTCCCACTGATACCAGTCGGGCGACTGCGGTAGGTCGCCGCGTTTCATTGCCTTGGCGATGGCATAGCCACACAGGCGCTTCGCCGCGTAAAATAGTAGGTCTTGTCGATCCTCGACCGACCGTTGCGCCATGGCGATTTCGGTGCGCTGGGCCGTGCCGCCTCCGGCTGCGTGTCCTTCGTACAGTGCCATCGGCCAGTTGAGACCAGCAAACGCACCTTTGAGCAGGCGGTTGTGAAAATCGAGAAACGGGTTGCCGGGTCGATTGTTGACCAGCGTCTCAATCTTGCCGCCGCTGTTGCTGCGGAAATAACGCACCGTTCCGCCGTCGAGCGACTCGACTGTCATGCCCTTCGATGTTGCTGTGTCGCCGATCAGTGCGTTGTATGGGTCGTCGAGGTCTGGGCCGCCCGTGTCGTTGTACTCAACGAGCGAGATGCTGCTCATTTGTAGCATGGCCAAGCGCTCCCACTCGGTGCTTTGGATCATGTCCCTGCAGTCGTTTATGCAGTGGGTCAGCGCGGTCAGTCCGCGTGCTTGGTATTGATACTCGGGATCGAACAAGTGGATGACATTCTGCGCCGGCAGCCATTGATCTAGCTCGCCTTTTTTATCACAAAACGCATATTCTTTTGCCTCGCCGCTCGGGAAATAGGTGATACCGTCTTGCAGCATGGCGCCTCGATACATCTGCCCGTCGGTAAATCCTCGCGGGGTCGCGATCCGGTGGCTGGGTATGCCTTGATACTGCGGAAAGCCAGTAGCTGTCTCGGTCAGTAGAATAAAAATTTCGCCGTCAACGTCGATGCTGGTCGAGAATCCGAATAGGTTGGTCTTGAGGTCGTGCATGCCTCCACGCCCGTCACCGATCGGATAGAAGCTGTCGATCAGAAACTTGGTGGCAGCCATACCGAACGCCTCGTCACCGCCAGTATAAATCGGGACGAACGCTCGCCCGACGGTATACATGCCGCGCTGGTTGATCGCATTTTTGATCGGCCCGAAATTTAAATAGATCCGCCGTGCATGACTCTGCAAGGTCACGCGATCCATCGCCGGTACTAGGTCGCTTATGTCTTTTTTCTCGACCGGCTCATAAGGACGCAGACGCGTGTCCTGCGCCGCTCGTGCCGCCTTGTAACTGATCTGCCTGCCGAATTGGTCGAGTATTGCCATGGTGTCCGTTGTTAAAATCGACCGAGCGACCGGCTGCTGCTAGGCACAAATCCGATGCTCAAATATTCCATGGCCATCCGCAGTGCGGTCTGCCGCTCCGTTTCGTTTAGACCGACCAATTTCGCCATCGTCACGCCGTTCTTGGTGGCAGACGTAATGCTGTCCATGCCGCCTTTTGTGAGCGCTCCACCCATCGCCGCGTCAAACGCAGTCTTGATTCCTGCGATCCTCTGTGGGTTGCAGTGAGCGTAGTGGAATAAATTTCTCGCGACTTCTCGGACGTTGGCAGCCATCGACTAGGCGACCATGTCAAACATCGAAGCCGGGGATAATCTTCAGCATGAGCGCCGCCACGATCTGCATCGCCTCAACGTCCCACGCATGGTTGTTGTTCCGCGTCCTAGTCCAGCGATACTCGACCTGCTTGGTCTTGGAGTTGGTAACCTCTTTTTTAATCTCGCTGTCAATCTGTTTGAGGAAATCCACCGACACGTCATCTGGGATGTCCCACGATCCAGCGATGCCGGTGCGATGCGCGTGCAGGATATCTTTGATCCGGTCGCTCGCCCAGTGCGCATACCGAGCTTTCCCGCCGCCGCTGGCGGTCGCATCTTGAAATCGAGTGAACGGCCTATGGACGATGTCCCCATTTTGCTTCTTGTACGCGAACGACTTCTGGCCGCTACCGTGCAGCGCCGTCCAGTTCATGCGAGCGCAGGCTGAATAGACTTGGTCGGTGTCATAGCCAGCATCGACGAAGACCATCTGCGGCTTGATCTGGTAGCGCAGTGCTAAGTCATGCACGCCGTCGAAAGTCTCGATCCTGCCATACCACAACAGCATCGACTCGCCGCTTGCTCGCCATGCTCGAACGCCAGCCCAGAAGTGATCGCGTTGTTTGTCGACGGTGAGGAATCGGTGTGCCTCTTCCTCGATCTTCTGCTTTTCGGTGTACTCGGCAACGAGGTAGCCGTTGCCGACTAGCGCCTCGCGGTTGTCGGTCAGATCCTCCTCCCATGTTTCTGCTAGGCGTTTCTGGATGAACTGCCGCAGCGGATCGACGTTGCCGACGCGCATCGCAGCCTTAGCCTCTAGCCACAGCAGCACGATTTCCCAGAGCGGCTTGCGCCAGTTGGCTAGGACGTTGTAGTGAAACCCGACGTGACCCGGCATGCCGACCGCTGTCGCCACATAATGCCCAGCCTCAGCCAGCGCTCGACGTGGTTGCGGTGAGTCAGCACACGTCCAGTCGCAGTCGGCATTGTCGCATTTCAGTTGCGCCATCTGCGCTCGTGCCAGCGGATCCAAAGTCTCGTCCTCGTAGCCGATGACGTTGCACCATTTCCACGGCTGCACGATGTTGCAGCTCGGGCAGGAAAAGCTGAACTCGCGCTGGTCAGAATGTCCCCATGCTTTGTCGAGGTCATCGCCCTTCACGCCTGCTTGCGACAGAATAAAGAACTGCCTGTTCCACCGATCGTGCAGTCGCCCGCGTGCTTCGTTCAACATGCCGGGGCGATACTGCCACGCCTCATCACAAAATACCCTGCGCATCGACTTTGATTGCAAGCCGCTCAGGTTGGCTCCGGTCAGGAACAAGCTCATCGACGGGAACAGGATTTCCATTTTCCGTTTCTTGTGCCGGTCACGCGGCAGCAGGGCAGCAGTTTCCGCCGTGTTCATAATGGCGTAATCCATCCGCGTCTCGGCCCAGTCTTTTAAGTCGTCATCGGTCTGACCGACTAGTAATGTCGGCCCCGGGTCTTCGGCGATGATATAGCATAGCCCCGCCTCCATGAATGTCGTCTTGCCAGTTCCTATCGGCGCGAGATAGACGACCTCCTTGACCTCGGGATCGGCGACGATGTTAAGCGGTTCGGTCTGCCACGGTGCGTTGACCGTCGAGTATTTCGGTGTCAGTCCGTCGAGGATAACAACGCGATCACTTGCCCATTGGGCAGGCGTTAGGTCGCTGGGTGGCCGAAAGTTCTTGAAAAATGCCCGCTTAATGCGACGGGATTTCTCCAGAAATTGGCGCTTTGATTCGCTCACCTTCATCATAAATAATCTGGATGACCTGCGCGGATTTCTCTGCGATCAGTCGCTTCATAGCGGATGCGTCCAGCCCTTCAAGCATTGGCGGCAGGTCGGCTTCCATCCGCTTGATTGCGTTGCGCACAACGGCTGCGATGCCGTCCATGCCGTCTTCGATCTGGGCGATTGAGCAATACCGTTCCTGCTCGACCTCGAGCGCGTAGCCTCCGCGAAGCGCATCAATCTGCACCTTCAGCGTCCGAGCGTCGTTGTAAGTTCGTGCCGCTTTGACCTGCCGCACCAGCTCCTCCAACTCCTGCGGGTCGCCGCTCGTGCCGCTGCGCTCCATGTGACTTGCTCCTTCGGTCTTGCTCTTCTGCAAAAACTCGATGTAGCCACGCACGCTGCGCCAGAGATCGAACTGGTTGCGCTCGGTCTTGAAGATGATCCCATCCTTGGCAAGTTGCCCGATGCGTGCGCTCGTCAGATTGAAGAGGCGGCAGAGCTGGGTTGTGTCCGCCTGCGCTGCCTTGGGCGCGGCAGGCTTCGGCGGTGCCGGTGCGGTCTTCGCGGCCTTCTTCGCTGGTGACTTCTTCGCGCTCATGGTTTGGCTGCCTTCATCTCATCGAACGTCTTGCCGCTGGCTTCGTGGATCGCCTGCTTGCCTGCGAAGGCTTGCCAGCGGGTGACGATCACGTCGCAATACTTCGGGTCGAGTTCGATGAGGCGTGCGTGTCGGCCCGTCTTATGGCAAGCAATGAGCGTTGATCCTGATCCGCCGAAGAGGTCGAGAACTGTGTCTCCATGCTTTGATGAGTTATTTATCGCTCTCTCAGGAAGCTCTATTGGCTTCTGAGTCGGGTGGTAATCGTTTTTGCCAACTCTCTGTTCTTCCCAGACAGTTTTTTCATCGGTAGCTCCGAACCATTGCGGAGAACATCCCTCCTTATGAGCGTAGATGCACGGCTCATAGTTAGGGATATATTGAGACATGAAGGCACCGAGTCCAGAACGCACCTTGTACCAACACAAAACAGCACGTACTTTAAGCGTGAGGCGTGAAAAACTCGCAAAAGTTTCGACAGCTTTTCCATTGGCATACCAAATATAAAAAGCTGCATGGTCATGTGAAAATATCTCAGCACAAGAAATCGAAGCATGAAAAAGATCTGTGAGTGAATCGCCTTCTAGTGTGTCATTTTTAATGCCTTGTCGTTTCTTTTTGTTGTGTCCTCCTTCATAATCCACTCCATACGGAGGATCGGTGAATACCATGTCTGCCTTCTGTCCTGCCATCAGTTTCTCGACCGCGTCGATGCTGGTCGAGTCACCGCACAGCAACCGATGATTCCCGATCACCCACACGTCGCCCAGCACGCTCACCGGATCAACCGGAGGCTCCGGGACCTCGTCGGGGTCGGTTTCGCCCTCGGTCGTCTCCGCCATGAGGTCGCCCAGCTCGGAATCATCGAAGCCGATCAACGATAGATCGAAGTCCTCGTCCTTCAGCTCGCCAAGCTCCAGAGCCAGCATCTCCTCATCCCACCCGGCGTTCAGCGCGAGCTTGTTGTCGGCGATGATGTAGGCGCGGCGCTGGGTGTCGGTCAGGTGCGC